CTAACAACCGGTAGCACAATTTCTGGACCTGGGATTACGTTAGGAACAACAATTTTATCACAAATAAGCGGTACAACTGGCGGTGTTGGATTCTATGAAGTATCGGAATTTTACCCAAGCGGCTTAGTACTTTCTGATTTTCAAATAACAAATGTTGAAAATGTTGACTATTCTAGTGCCGACGTACAACTAAGTATTGATGATGGGTCTTTATTTTTAAATTTTGATAATGATACAGTATTATTTAAGTTAAACGGATTTGACGTATTAAATAATAGTAGATCATTAATGTTAAAACCTTGGTCTTGTTATTCAACGGCAACAGACGAAGATTATATATTTCCATTACCTTCATTTGGTTCTGAAGTTAATCAAATTAATGATGAGTGTTTTAACGCCGCAGGCAAAAAAAACCAAGAATTAAAAGACAATCCTGCCGTCTTTAACGGTAGTGTTAGAAATTTTTGGAAAGCACCAAATTATGGGTTTTTTGATAACCAAAAAGTTACAATCCCAAGCCCCGATTCTTATTTAAAAGAAATTTTAAGTGACTTAACATTACAACAGAATTTTTCAATTAACGGCAGCCAAAACAACTATTCTAAAATAGACGATATGTTTAGTGCTTTTGATAAAAAAGCCCTCGATATTCTAGAAAAAGAATTTTTAAATTTTTCTAGGTCAATTTATGATTTCGAAACAAGTGTAAAACCAAAAAATGACATTGAATTACCATCCGAAAAAGAATTTAAAAATTTTCAAGGATTAATGAGATTACTAATGAAAATTCCAAAACCAACTAGTACAACACCAAAAGAAATTATTAGTGAAGTTAGAGAAAATCAAATTAGTAACTTTGAAAAATATTTTAAACAATTTATGGAATACCAAGTTACTGTTAAATATGGTAACCCAACTTCATTTGATAAAAAATTGTTTTATACATTTTCAAATGAATTTATACAAGACCCATACAAATATAACTATTATAAAACAAATTCACCAACGGCCTTACCAAACTTTACAGGAATCCCAACTTTAGCAAATTCAAAAGCATTATATCCAGAAACTTGGAAAACATTAGAAACATATGTTGGTTTTTCAAAAATTAACCAATTAGAATATACGGATTTTGGGTCTTATATTACAGACTTTTTTATTGATTTAAATGTTGAATTTACATCGCAAAATATAATTAATTTTGCCCCAATTATTAAAATATTTGCAACACAAAAATTAAATAATAATTCTATAACTAGAGATGAATTTTTTGCTTTAATGTCAGAATATATAACAAAAGGTGAAAATTATATTAATACGGTACTTGGTTTAGAATTAACAACTGTTAGAAAAAATATACCAGACATAACAATAAAAAATGAATCAAAAAAAGTAAAAGCCGATTTAGACGGAGAACAGACAAGGTACGAATTATATGATATGTTTAAAGGTTTAAACGATACTTGGATTGCAGGTGGTGACTTTAAAACAAAAACATTATTTGAAGATGTTTTACTTTTTGATCGTGCAAGTAGAGATGTAGGACAAAAAATATTTGTCGATGTCTTTAAAGCAAAGACTGCTATTGATTATGGTAATTATAAAAATAAAATGTTAGATATAGTATCAACTATAATAACAGAAAATAATTTTACATTTTTTACTTTACCAGCCTATGCTAACTTTTATAATGTTCAGGACGTAAGTAAAAACCCATCACCAGCACCAGAAGGGTCACTAGAATTTGCAAATTCATTATTTGGGACATTCACTGTTTTAGATTATCGAGAAACAAGCTCAAAATTTTTATGTTTATATGCAAACAAACCAAGTGAACATTTAGCATTAAATGATAATATTGATTATAGATTTAGGGATGACGCTTTTGATTTAAGACGGGCTAGCGATTGTCCATTAGTTGAAGACCAAGATGGTAAACAAGATTGGGATAGGTCAAACAAAGTTGTTGGTTTTAATGTTGATATGGGACCACAAAACCAACAAATATTCAAAAAGTTTGACGTTTCACAAGACCCAGGCGACCCAACAACAGAATCATTAGAAATGTTAAACCAGATGGCAAACCTATATCGAAATAGGGGTGGTGCATCACAAAGTGTTTCATTATATAATGTTTATCGAAATAGAAGTTATAAATGTAGTGTTGATATGTTGGGTAATGCTATGATACAACCTATGATGTATTTTAATTTAAGGTATGTACCATTATTTAGTGGTCCATATATGATTACAAAAGTAACACATAGAATAGGTGGTGGTAATTTTGATACTAGTTTTGAAGGTCAAAGACAACCTTTTTATAGTATTCCAGCACTTGATAAGTATTTACAATCTTTAAATAGTAAAATCTTAACAACTTTAAGAGAAAAAATACAAGAAGAAGATAATAGATTAATTGAAACACCAGAAAATATTTTAAGTGAAAAAAATAGCTCTGTAAGTTATGCAACATATGGTATTGGAAGTCTAACAAATCAAAGTTGTTCGACCAATTTAAATAGGGAATATAGTTTATATACAAATGAAACACCACAAAAAACACAATTAAAAACACTAGAAACTTACAATAAATTACTCACTAAGATAAAAGTTTTAAACTTAACAGAACAAGATAAAGCCTTACTAATAAATTTTGTATTTTCAACAATTTACGTAACTAGTGAAAAAAATGGTATTTTTGAATCATATAATAACAATTATTCGGCAATCCCACTTAATATTAATTGGGGTGGTGCCGATAGTTACTTTGAACAAAAATATTTTTGTGTTGACCAAGGAACTAATTTAAAGGTACCTATGGTATTTTTTAGAACAAATGATGAATTTTTTGATTTTATGATTAATAAATATTCGGGTAAAGTAGACAGTATTAAAAGTTATTTCCCAGCAAACATAGCTGAAATAACCCAAGCTGAAGCAAAAATTGCAATTATTGATAGTCTAACTAAAGCTTATATTTTGGATTTTCCAAAAAATAAATCAACTAATGTGTATGATGAAATGATTGAATCTGATAAACAAAAAATAAAATCAAAAATTGAAAAAGCTTATAAATTATTAGAAACTTTTAACATAAACGCAATTGTATGATATTTATAAATAAAAAACTATGAATAATACGAAATTAATATTGGATAATTATTTAGGTAAAAATACCAAAATATCAGAAAAAGATATGGGTGATGGTACAAAACAAGTTTGTGATTTAGATACTGGCGATTGTTATACCCTAAGAATGAAAGATGGACTTATTGAACGAGTTGACAACACAATGCAAAAGTTTAAGAAAATCCAAGTAGAAACAAAATCCGGAATAAAAACATTATTAAATGGTTAATATGAACGTTGATAAAAAAATTATAGAAGAAATTAGAAGGTTCAACAATATAAATAGATATATTAATGAACAAGCAACTGGTGAAGAAGAAGCTGAAATTTCTGGAATTGAAGGACTTGACCTTAGTACCGACACTGGTGCAGGAACACCACCAGCACCAGGAACACCACCAGCACCAGGTGGAGCACCAACTGATTTAGCCGGGACACCACCAGCACCGCCAACAGATGCTGGAGCAACTACAGGAGCAACAACTGGTACAACAGTAGATATTGAAAATGATCCAGATGTTGAAGAAGTGAGGGGTGATGAAACTGAAGGTGAAGGTGAAGAAGGCGAAACAGAAGAATTAGATATAACAGATTTGGTAGACACCCAAAAAAATATGTCTGACAAACAAGAAGAATATTTTAATAATTTGTTTAATCAATTACAAACATTAGAAACTAAATTAGGCGAAATGGATAATTTAGTTAATAAAATTAATAACTTAGAAACCAAGTTTGATAAATTTGGTCCTAAAACACCAGAAGAAAAATTACAACTAAGAACTTTAGATTCTGGACCATTTAATCAAAAATTATCTGATTTTTTTGAAGATAAAAAAGATGATTTTGAAAAAAGTGGTAAACATGAATATGTTTTAACAACTGACGAAATTGAAGAAATATCACCAAATGAAATTAAAAACACTTTTAATGATTTTGAAGATTATGAAGACAAAAATGATTTTATGTAATCTTTAAGGTCGCAATTTGCGACCTTAAACTTTTTTTATTTAGCGTATTGACTACTATTTTTATTTAACTTATATTTTCTATTGTAAACTTTTAATAAATAATATATATGGCGACAAACAATGTTTTAGATGCGGTTTTGGCTCAGTATGAGAATGCAAAACAAAGTGGGTCTTCTTCCACTGCAAAGATGTCACAAGAAGAAAGAATGAAAAAGTATTTTGCTGCAATACTTAAAGACAACGAAAAGCAAGCACAAAAGAAAATCCGTATTTTACCTACACCAGACGGATCTTCACCTTTTAAAGAGGTATGGTTCCATGAAATTCTTGTGGACGGAAAATGGCAGAAATTTTATGATCCAGGAAAAAATGACAATGAACGTTCACCGTTAAGTGAAGTTTATGATGTTCTTATGTCAACTGGTAAAGAATCTGACAAAGAATTAGCAAAACAATACAAACCTCGTAAGTTTTATATTGTTAAGGTAATTGACCGTGACAACGAACAAGACGGACCTAAATTCTGGAGATTTAAACACAATTACAAACAAGAAGGGATTTTTGATAAAATCATACCAATTTATAAAGCAAAAGGTGATGTTGCCGATGCTGATAAAGGAAGAGATCTTATTTTGGAATTGACAAAGGCAAAAACCCCAAAAGGGGCATTCTACACTGTTATCCAAACAGTTATGTATGACGACCCATGTCCTGTTCACGAAGATGAAGAAACAATGACTTCTTGGATTGAAGACGAACTTACTTGGGAAGATGTCTATTCTAAAAAACCAGCTGAATACCTTGAAGCAATTGCTCGTGGTGAAACCCCAAGATGGGATTCTGATGCTGGTAAATATATCTATAGTAATACATCCGAAGAAGAAATCTCAATGGGGGGTGGAAAAACTAAAACTGAAACAAAAGTTGAAGATCCACAAGCCGGTGATGATGTTGATGAAGAATTACCATTCTAATATTAATTAACTTGGACACCTACTTAGACAAGGTGTCCAAGTTTTATTTTTAACATTATGAAAAAAGTATTGTGTTTTACACCAAGTCATAAAAGACTTAAAATGTTACGTTCTTGTGTTCTTGACATACAAAATCAATCATATGAAAACATATTCCATTCAATTAATATAACACTTGGGATTACAGAGACAAACAAAAAAAATAATTATGAAATAGTGTATGATGACTTAAAAACTGAAAAAAATTTATTTAGTTTTTCAAAAAACCAACATCAACATTATAATCATATCCTTGCCATTACAAATGTACCAGATTATGAATCTTACGATATTTTTGTAAAAATTGATGATGACGACATATACAAGAAAGACTATGTAAAAACAATTGTTGAATTTTTTAATCAAAACAATGTTGACGTTGTTTCATCAAAAATGAAGTATCAATTAAACGGAAATTTGATTAGAATTGGCACTTATGATAATCTTGGTGCAAACCCAGAAAACTGTGATTTTAAAATACCAGCCACATTTGCATTTAATCTTAAAGCTTTAAAATTAATACAAAACATAAACAAAATTTATGGGTTTGAAGATAATATGTGGAGAGATGCTTGGTGTGGGAAGTGTAATATTTTTGAAATTAATAATACAGAAAATATAGTTTGGCATATCCACGGCAAAAACACTTCAACAGCAGATTTTTTAATTAAACAATAAATAAGTGGACAATATATAAATTTTTTATTATTCTTTTAAAAAGAAAAAAATATGGCAATTAAGAAAAAAGATTTTAGTTCTATTAAGAAAAAATTTTCATCTGACGCAAAATATAAACCACAAAGATATTTTGATTTAGGTGAAGCATTCCTCGATGCGGTTGGACTTCCAGGACCTGCTATGGGACATATTAATATGTTTTTAGGACATTCAGACACTGGAAAAACTACAGCACTTGTAAAAACAGCAGTTGATTCACAAAAAAAAGAAATTCTTCCTGTATTCATTATTACCGAACAAAAGTGGTCTTTTGATCACGCAAAGTTAATGGGATTTGAATGTGAAGAAGTTGTCGATGAAGAAACTGGTGAATTAGGTTGGGATGGGTTCTTTTTATTTAATAATAATTTTGAATATATTGAACAAATTACAGAATATATAAATGAATTACTAGACGCACAAGAAAAGGGTGAATTAGATTATTCATTATGCATTATGTGGGATTCAGTTGGTTCTGTCCCTTGTAAAATGACATATGAAGGTAAAGGTGGAAAACAACATAACGCATCAGTTCTTGCTGATAAAATTGGTATGGGAATTAACCAAAGAATTTCCGGATCAAGAAAGGCTGACTCAAAATATGAAAATACCTTGATTATTGTAAACCAACCTTGGGTTGAATTACCAGACAATCCATTTGGTCAACCAAAAATTAAGGCAAAAGGTGGTGAAGCGATTTGGTTAAATTCATCTTTGGTGTTTTTATTTGGAAATCAAAAAGGTGCGGGAACAACAAAAATTACAGCAACAAAAGATAAAAGAACTGTTAAATTTGCTTCAAGAACAAAAGTATCTGTTATGAAAAATCATATTAATGGACTTGGTTTTGAAGATGGAAAAATTATTGTAACCCCACACGGATTTTTACCTGGAAAAGACGCAACAGAAGAAAAGAAGTCTATTGAAACTTACAAAAGTGAATATGCAGAATATTGGAAAACAATTATTGGTGTAGATGGTGAATTTGATTTAAAAGAAGAAAAGGTTTATGAATAAGGATAAGTTAAAAGTTATTTCATTATTTTCCGGATACGGAACACAAGAATTAGCATTAAAATATATTGGCGTTAATTATGAAAATGTTGCAAACTGTGACAATTTCAAACAAGCAAACGAATGTTATGATGTTTTACATAAAACACAAATGGGAAATTTAGGTGATATTACAAAAATTGACCACAACAGTTTTCCACAATGTGATTTACTAACATATTCATTTCCCTGTCAAGACATTTCAATTTCCGGGATTCAAAGAGGAATTAAAGAAGGAACAAGAAGTGGGTTATTATTTGATGTTGAAAGAATTTTGTCAACAAATAGACCAAAATATTTGTTAATGGAAAATGTTAAAAACCTAATTTCAAAAAACCATTACGACAATTTTAAAAAACATATCTACTTTTTAAGAGGTCTTGGTTATACATCATATTGGAAATTACTTAACGGTGCCGACTTTGGTTGTCCACAAAATAGAGAAAGGGTTTTTATGATTTCAGTTTTAGATGGTGAAAGGGAAGATGTCAAACAAAAAATGGAAAATGTTGACAACTATAAAAAAACAAGAATACCTATGCGACCTTTTATTGAAGACACACAAGACCCAGAATTATTTATTAATTGTGAATATACTAATCATCAACCAAAAGGTAATTCTGTTTGTAGATTGATTGCAAGAAGGAATGACGTTAGTTATGACCAAGCAAGAAGAATTTATTCTATTGATGGTTGTTCACCTTGTTTAACAACAAGTGGTTCCCCACAAATTATGACTGAAGATGGTAGGGTAAGAAATATTACAGCAAGAGAAGGTTATAGATTTATGGGGGTTCGTGATGAAGATATTGATTTATTGTTAACAACATCCCTATCAACAAAAGGACATGTTGCCCTTGCCGGTAATTCAATTTGTGTTCCAGTAATGGAAGCAATATTTAGTGAATTTCTTGCTGATTATATTGTAGAAAAAGAACCAGTATTGTCAAACCAATCAAACGAAGAATTAAATGACTAAAACTTTATTGGTAGATGGTAATAACCTTCTAAAAATCGGTTTCCACGGTGTTAGAGACTTTTTTAACAAAGGCGAACACGTTGGTGGTACTTGGCATTTTTTAAACACTCTAAGACGATTTTTAGAAGAAAGTAACTATAATAAAGTTGTTGTATTTTGGGACAGTGAAACCGGCTCATCACTAAGAAGAATTATATACCCAAAGTACAAATTAAATCGTAAACAAAAAGACGAAGAAGATTTTAAAGAACAATCTTTTTTAAAACAAAAAGAAAGGGTAAAACAATACCTTGAAGAAATGTTTGTAAGACAATTAGAAGTAGAACAATCAGAGGCTGATGATTTAATTGCGTACTATTGTCAAATATCCCAGGATGAAGATAAGACTATTTTTTCTTCTGACCGTGATTTAACACAACTTATTTCTGATAGGGTTTCTATATATTCACCACAACAAAAGAAATATTATAAACTGGGGGACGGAATTAAGATGGAAACATCTGAAATCCCCCACTATAATATTAAAACCTATAAAATATTAACCGGTGATAGTTCGGATAATATTGACGGTATATTTTATTTAGGTGAAAAAACATTTCTTAAATTATTTCCTGAAATACTTGATACCGAATTAAAATATACCGATATTTTAACAAAGGCGGAAAAGTTACTTTCGGAACAGAAAGGAAATACGGCTTTACAAAATCTACTTAGCGGAAAAACTAAAGAAGGGATTTTTGGGGAAGAATTTTTTACTATAAATGAAAAATTAGTAGACCTTACAACCCCACTTATTTCAGATGAAGGAAAAGAATTAGTTAGTTTATATTACTCGGAGTCATTGGATCCAGACGGAAGAGGACATAGAAACTTAATTAGGATGATGATGGACGACGGATTCTTTAAATTTCTACCAAAAGGAGATGACGCATGGGTAAATTTTTTAAAACCATTTTTAAAACTATCAAGAAAAGAAAAAACAAATTTTAGAAACAAATTAAAAAAGTAAAAAAATGAAAGAACAAGATGTAACAAAAGTTGAATTTTTGTTAATGTGTAATGACAACATTGTAGTACAAAGATTTTTTAATGTTAAGGGGTTTAATAGAAATGCCCACAAATCAGAAGAATTTTATGACTACATTAGATTGTTTTGTAATTCCCTACAAAATGATTTAAAAATGAGATCTGTAATTTATATGTTGGAAAACCAATATGAAATTATGGAAAATCCGGAAGTGCTAAACACTTCAATTACGGAAGGGGAAGAAAATTTTAACCTTTATATTAAGGTAGATAATCTGACAATTTGTCAGAGATCATTTGATGCTAAAGTATACCCACCAAAGGTAAGATATACCGTAGACCTACGGCCAAAGCTGAAAAATATATTATCAGAACTTACTGACATTTTTTCAGGTAAAAAATTTAATTATTTTTATCCACAATTTATCTAAAAGTAGTAGTATTTATCATTACTAACAAGAAGAAAAATATATGGCGACTAATAAAAACTTTGAGTATCTCGGAAACAATTTTCAAATTCAATTACTTAACCAAATAATTGTAGACAAAGAATTTTCACATTCAATCATTGACGTAATTGAGAACAGTTATTTTGAAAACAAGTATTTCAAAATTATCATTCAAATGATAAAAGAGTATTACAAAAAATACGACCACACACCATCATTTGATACTCTGGAACAAGTGGCTAAATCCGAATTACAACAGGAAACTGCTATTAAAGTTGTCCTTGATACTGTTAAGAAAATCAAGGATGCACCTATCGAGGGAGTAGATTTCGTACAAGAAAAAGCACTTAAATTCTGTAAACAACAAGAGTTACAGAAAGTGATGAAAAAGGCTCAAAAGATTATTGACGGCGGAGAATTTGAAAACTACGACACGTTAGAAGAATTAGTAAGAGAAGCCTTATTGGTTGGTTCAAAAGACACAAGTGCTATGGATGTCTTTTCAAACCTAGACCAAGTGCTAGATGACGATTACAGACACCCAATCCCAATGGGAATACCAGGAATTGACAGACTGTTAAAAGGAGGATTAGCTAAAGGTGAAATTGGTGTAATATTAGCACCAAC